TTGCGGGACTTCGTAAAGAATTAAAAGAAGTACTGGTTAGTAAGATAAATGATGATATGCTAAACGAAACACCCTCTGTGGCACAGAGCACTAAGGTGGTTCAAAAACCGGTGACTGAATCAAAACAAAGAGTTCCGATGACAAAAGACTCTATATTAAACAATTTATTAAAAGAAACTGCTGACTCGGGTGAATGGCAAAATATCAATAAAGAAGCTGAAAATACTTCTGTGATGGATCAAACTGAACAATTACCCGATCATTTAGCAAACGCTTTCAATAAGGATTATTCAGGTGTTATGAAAGCTGTAGAAGAAAAGGCAAAGTTTAAAAATGGCGCTTAGACAACCAAAAGATAGTTCAGGTGACTTACGACAAGATCTTAAACAGATTGCTATCGATAGGATAGGACAATCTGAGTATGATGCTATGGATAATATTAGTAAACAAAAGATTAGTGAGTTTACAAATGAACAAGCAATTGCTATTCAGGCATTTTTACAAAGACAAGAATTGAACATAACTGATATGGAGGCATTTGGTATCATTGAACCTGGTAGAATACAAACCTTACCATCCGTTGTAACTGGTGGTACAGCACCTGGTGGAGGACCTTTATTACCTGGTACATTAGCAGCGTCTACCCAAAATTCTAATAGAATAAAATTTAGAGTTCAGATAAGTGACACCTCAAACAAGGTTGGAATACCCGAAGTGGGTAGACAAGTAAAAAGAACTTTAGTTAAATTTTTAAGGATATTTTTCTAATGGCTATAAGAGATACAAGAGTAAATCGATTTATTGAAGACCAAGACACTAGGGTAAGTGTTGGGTTACAGATGCCATTGGGTAGACAACCTGGATCTGGTGATGGATTCTTTGCGTCTACTAAAACAACAATTGATGCCGTAAAGGAAGATATCAAGATGTTATTACTAACTCAACAAGGGGAGCGATTATTTCAACCATTACTTGGTATGAATATTAGAAGATTTTTATTTGAACAGATTACAGAAAATACAGTGATTGAAATCGAGAATGATATTGTATCAACATTCTCACGATGGTTACCTTTTGTTCAGTTGAATGATATTAAAATAGATATAACTGAGCAAGATAAAAACAAAATTAAAATTGATATAAAATTCAATATAGCAAATGCACCAAATGATTTACAATCTGTTGGTGTGATATTGGGATAAAAACATGGCATATACAGATCAAAAGGTATCACCGACAAATATTAATTACACGAGTAAAGATTTTTCAAGTCTAAAGGCCGACTTAATTCAATATACGAAAGCATATTTTCCTGATACATATAGAGATTTTAATGAGACATCACCTGGAATGATGTTGATAGAATTAGCTAGTTATGTGGGTGATGTGTTAAGTTATTACATTGATTACAACTATAAGGAAAGTTTACTCACCACTGCTACTGAACGAAAAAATGTGATAAGGTTAGCAGAATTTTTAGGATATAAGACAACTCCTATAACCCCATCTGTTGTTAAACTTACTGTCACCACCGATGTATCTGCCGTCAATGGTATGCCTGATTTTAATTCTATACCTGCATCAACTAGAACTATTGATAGTGGATTACAGGTTTCATCGACTGAAAACTCTTCATTAGTATTTGAAACGTTAGGAGAGGTTGATTTTACCATATCTGGTTCACCCGATACACCTTCACCTGAAATAATCAGTCGTGATGATACCGGCATTGCAAGTCAATACAGATTGACTAGATTTGTAAATGCTGTATCCGGTGAAACAAAGACAAAATCCTTCACCATCACATCTCCAACCAAATTTTTAGAATTGAATTTAGGTGAAACTAATGTTGTTGAAATACTTGATGTAAAAGATAGTTCAAATGCTAAATATTTCGAGGTTGATTATCTGGCACAAGATAGAATACTCAAGGAGATTCACTATTCGGATGATCCGGATAGACAGACTGCATATCAACAAGGTAGTGTTGGATTAGGAGAACAAGTTTCTGTTGATGTATCTATACCATATACTTTAGAATATATAAAGACTAATAAAAAGTTTGTGAGAAAAGTTGATCCGATAACCAACAATACTAAACTACAATTCGGTAATGGATTATACAGATTCAACATATCAGGTTCATCAAGTGCCGGATTATTCTCAACAATAGAACAACAAGGTATGTCGGTTTCGGGTGTTCCATCAACTGTGATCAACAGTGCAATAAACAATCTTACTACAAATAATTCACTGAACCTCGGTGAGACACCGGCTAATACAATTATCACAGTAACTTATAGAGTTGGTGGTGGGGCTAATACCAATGTTCAAGCTGGCGAATTGACAAACTTGGTTACTGCTATTAGCGGTATATCAGTGAACAATAGTGAACCAGCAAGTGGTGGTACTGATGGTGAAACTATTACTGAGATAAAAGAAAATGCTAAAACATTTTTTGCCTCTCAGCTAAGATGTGTGACTCGTGAGGACTATCAAGCTAGGATATTAAACTTACCAGCAAAGTTTGGTAATATAGCAAAAGCTCAAGTCGTTAGACTGAATGATATAAGCGGATTAAAAATTTATACATTATCCTATGACCAACGTAGAAAACTTACACAAACACCATTGTTAGTTTTGAATAATTTAAGATTATATTTAGAACAATTTAGAATGATAAACGATGCTCTTGACTTTGGTTTTGATCTTAACATCGTAGACCCAAGCAATTCTGCATATGATACATCACTAATTTTTTCTGGCTATAAGATAAACTTTGGTGTTTTCTTTGAGGCAGTCGCCGATAGAAGATTTAATAAAACAGAAGTAAAACTAGAAATCATAGATTGTATTAGACAGTTTTTCATAATTGATAAAATGCAGTTTGGTCAAGCTATTAATCTCAATGAACTAAGATATGAAATATTAGGAAAAGATGGTGTTATCGGGTTACCCACACTAAAGATTTTTCAAAGTACAGGAAACTTAGGTAACGAGTTTAGTGGAACTGAACGAATTTTATCTAGTGTTGATGCCGGAGGTAATTCTGTTGGGACTGAAACAGGCTATGGTTTTTCATATCCATTTGAAGGTGCTTTAGAAAATGATATAATCAGACCATCGGTGACACCCGCAGTGTTTGAGCTAAGAGAACCAAATAATGATATCTATGGGAGGGTCTTGTAATGCATCGTTCATTTTTTGCTGTAAAAGATACGACAATAAACAGTGGTTCTGATCTTATCGATGGAACAACTTTTCAAGATAAAAATGTTGGTCAAGATGAAGTACTAGAATTAAAAAAAGTTTTTGACAATAGAGAGTTTAAACATCCAACTCGTATGTTGATACAATTTGATACTGATGAAATAGAAAGCTATATCAGCTCATCGGTTTTACCAAGTGATTATAAACTAGTATTGAGACTATTTGAAACTGCTGGAACAAGTGGACTTAGTAATGATTACACCATAGCTGCTTATCCACTGAGTGAATCATGGGATGAAGGTATTGGTAAGGAAGAAGACAATCCAAAAACAACTATAGGTTGTAGTTGGTTGAATAGAGAAAATGACAGCCCTAATGTATCAGAAGTAAGTTGGTCTGATGCTGGTGGTACTTATATAAGTGAGGATGAAGTAACACAATCATTTTCACTATCATCACCTGACATCGAAATGGATATCACTAATATGTCCAAAAAATGGTTCGGTGGTGTAAATCAAAATCATGGAATCCTACTTAGATTTTCAGGTAGTTCTGAAACTGGTGATATCGTTTCAAGTTCAATAGACTTAGTAGCATCATCTTCATTTCAACGTAGTGTAACAGGCACTGCCGCAGGTGATGGTTCATTGTTAGCACATGCTGTTTCGGTTCAGAGCATTGGACAATTCAATGGATATGGAAGTTCGAATAAATATCTTATAAATAGTGAAGTCACTCGTAGTGTCAATTTATTATCAGGTAACACATATAGATTTTATCAACAAGATAGTACTAATAATAATCATCCATTTAGGTTCTCTACAACTTATCAGCAAAGTGGAGTCGATGCTGTAGATTACAGTACTGGTGTCACAATCGTTGGTGTTCCTGGTAATACAGGTGCTTATACTGAAATAGTAGTTACCGATTCAACACCCACATTATATTACTACTGTACAAATCATGGTGGAATGGGTGGTAGTGGAAAGCTCGTGGATGGTGTGGAACAAGGTAGGGTAACAACATCAACATCTTCATTGGCAATATCATCATCCATATCTTCATCAACAGTAGAAACAACTGTAAATCATACCTTACAAAGTGGTGAAGCAGAAGACCTAAAATTCTTTTCAAGACAAACCAATACAATTTATTCACCAAAGTTAGAGTTACGATGGGATGATCATTTACCAGCAACTGGTTCAAACACAGGTAGTTTGACTCCATTAGATCTATCTGGTCAATCGGAAAACTTTTTATATCAATTACACAAAAGAGAATCGTACAAAGAAACTGAAACCGTTAAGTTTAGATTCGGTGCTCGTAAAAGACATATCGATAAGAGTTTTACAACATCGATACAGAGTGTAAGTGGTAGTTATCTTGCTGAAGGATCAGCATCATATTCGATTATCGATATGGCAACTAATGAAGATGTGATACCTTTTAGTCAATATACCACGATGAGTTGTGATCCAATATCACCATACTTCACACAAGACTTGAATACCTTTGAACCTAATAGAGCATACAAGGTGTTGGTAAAGGTAAAACATAATGATGGACAAGTCATTGTTTATGATGATGATTTTGAATTCATACTGAGGAGTTAAAATGCCATTTCATACATCAGGATCCATGAGCAGAAGTTTTGGTGGTGGTTATGGAACTATTAAGATTTTTCTAGAAGAAACCGCCGGATTAACCCAAGGTGAGGAGTACTCGTATCGAGTAGCAAATGGTCAAACCATACATACAGCGATTGCTGCACGAATCAATGGTCATGTAGTCTTAGTGGATAGTAATTACACCATTGGTTCTAATCCACCACCATTTTTTGTTGGTCAATCTTTAACAGTTCTTGTACCAGATGCAGGATCTGGCATGGGGGATATTCCCTTACTTACAACTGTAATTAATAGCATAACACCATTGAATGAGCCGCCGCCTGGAGCCGAATCTGAGCCAACTTCGCCACCAGCTGGTATAACCCTTCAAAATCCAATGATCGGTGCTTTGAGTCCACAAGGACAATGGACATGGTCAGGTGCTCGTTGGGATAATATACCAGGTCCGCCTCTTGAGGAGAAAATTGTAACTTTATTCGATGGTGCAAATTTAAGAACCTTTCAACTCAGAGAAGAAATACCGATAGAAGAGTTTATGTCCACTGTACTCAAGGATGTACCGATAGAAGCAATACAAGAATTAGATTCCAATAATGAAGTGGTTGAAACTTATGAAGTTGAGCATCAAACATCTGATACTACCTTTACTGGTATCGTAGGCAGAAAATCACAAAATAGAAAGGCAAAAAGAAGAAGTAAATTTAATATAAAGAAGACAAAAGGTAAAAGGGTGGTGCCTGATAATACACGATCTGTCACGGATGTAAATACGAATAGATCAATACAACAACCAGGTGGTGATCAACAGTCACGAGGTGGTGGTGGTAGATCAGCAACAACTCAAATACCGGGTGGTGGTAGATCAGGAGGTGGTGGTGGCACTTACTAGTATAAAACCCAATGTAAAGTATAATATAATGGTTGATGCACCAGAGGGAACTTTGCAATATAGGCTAAGTTACCAAGGTGAACCAGCTCCAGCAGCGGTCTACTATGATGAAGCACCGATTGAACCGATACCAGCTAGTTTACCAGTATTACCACCATCAAATCAATCATATCAGAATTCAAATAACCAAGGTGTTGAAGGATTATTGACTGGTAGAAAATGTAGTAACTGTGTATTCTATGAAGCAGAGTCCGGCAACTGTAGTCGTTGGAATGCCTTGGTCAGAAGTTATTATTGGTGTATATCTTGGAAAACAATGCAACCTGTGATTGCCGAAGAAAATCAATTTACAAAATATATAGATCAAACAGCTGCTATAGTAGATCCAACCATACCAGTCGAAGAAGATAATTTATATAATTTTTTTATAGGACGTGTTAAAGATCCTAATACTCAAGAACCTAATCTTTCTAATTTACTTACACCTTTAAATGCTTTATTCTCAACCTATGGTGCTTATGTTTACGGAGATATTCTCAGAAGGATGATAGACTCAGGTAATGCATTTGATTTTGACAATGTTCCAATGAATTTATTTTTTACAACACAAGAAGATTTTTTAAATGCTATCGAGTTTGTTAACAATGGTGGATTGGTTGAGTTTGATACACCATTGGATCAGCACGATTCAGTTCAACAGCATTTAGTTACTTATGAGTTATCAAAGAGAGGCGATTCAACATTGCCAATGAATTATCCACAATCATTGACAATAAATCTACATGGAAGTTTTTATGGCGAACCGATAAATATTTTATCACAGATGGATTTTGTAAATGGTAAGATTGCTTACAACCCTAAATTTACTGCTAGTCGTAGACATGTGTTATTGGATAATAGATTTTTAGAATATGAACAAACAGGTAGAGTAAAGATTGATATAGTAAAACAGAGTATTCGAGAGAGGTTGTTAAAATTTTTGAATGATAATTCAAAACCCTATATCATATCAAACCCATCGGCAATAACTTTTATACAATGGGTTGGTGATAGAGCATTTACATCCGAATCATGGCAAGAATTATATAGTTATATGCTAACAGTTGATAGACTTTCTGCTGATGATCAGCAATTGATAACATTGATACAAAATACTTTAGGTGAAGTGTTGATTGATGAACCTGCCAGAGCTGAGATACCTTTGATAACAAATGTTATTAATCAACCAACAAAAGAAGAGACAGAATAGATGCAGTGGGTAACATTACCAAGAGCTATTGATGGCATTGTAAGGGATTGTCGTGTTTTAAATTTTGCCATAGAGGCTGGTACACAAGGTGGAATCATATCTGCAAATTCCAACGGAATTGTACCTGATCCAACCGGTGATACAAATCCATTTAAGCCATTGATGTACGAAAGGTTTGATATTACAATTGATCAACTCGAAGGGGAGATAAACTGTCCTTATATTTTTCGTAGAGAACCACCTGAAATCGAAGAAGATGGTGAGGTGATAAACAAGACAGAGATAATTATTCCTTTTTCACCACTAGGTGGATTTGCTCAATTCAGAATTAATTATCAATTTATACTTTATCCTAGTGATCCTGAGGCCGAACAGTTTTTAGTAGACTTGGATAACGATGGTAACTTAGATGGTATAGTCTACAATGGTAGTGTGGAAACACCAAGGACACTTGTTCCTAGAAGACCATTCACTCCACCACCACCCCCACCACCTGTATTTACAATAGATGAAGGTCAGATTAAGGAAGCATTGGCCGACAAGATATACGAAAAGTTTTTCAACTCTGAGGAAATACAAGCAGATATATCTGATGTTTTAGCATTACAAACCACAACTTCTGAGGATGGGGTTAATTACAAAACTGGTCGAGAATCGGAGGATCAACAACTTATACTTTTCAAGAAAGATCGAAACACGCCAGAAAATAAAAAAGATTTCGAAGGTGATGGTTCGGACGGTATACAGGCAATATCTAACATCATTAGTGCCAGTTTTGCCGGAACTGATGAGAGTGGAGTGATCGATCTTTCGGAAAAGCTTAATGATGAAATAAGCATTATTCGAGATGACAGCCGTTCACCTGACGGTTCTTTGGGTAGGGTATCATCTATAGATCCGAATTATTTTGATCCACCAATACCTGTAAGCACAAGTGCACCAGACATACCAAAATTTTATGTACAGATTACAAAATACGTTTTAAAATATAGTGCTAATTTTCAAACAATAGATGTAGATTTTGCCGAATTATGGCAATACTATCAACAAGCCAAACCAGATGATAGCGGTTTAGATCCAAAAGAACCTGAAATGTCTGATGAGTGGAAAAACAGACTAAACCTCTCACAATTAACACTTGTCAAACCAAGTAACAAAATTGATACTATTAAAGCTAGAGCTACTTTGGATACAAACATTTTTGAATTACTGCCACCAGGACGTGAAAGACAAATACAGATTGATAATTTCTTTGATCTATTTACTCAATTGATCGGCACGCCTCCAGGTTTTCAAGATGAAAACGAAGATAATGTACCTGAAACGATCGTGGATGAACAGATTGATTTGAATCAAAGAATAAGCACAGCAACAGAGGAATTGTATCAACAGTCATTCATAACAAGGACTGATGAAGATGCTGATGATGTGAATCAAAATAAGACTTTAGAGTCCATGAGAAATAGGTTGAATCAATATTTGTTCGATGTAGATTCCGTGGTGGAAGATGTTGTTGATTCGAGACCTGAATACGAAAATCAATCATCAGGTTTTCTGAAGTTAAGAAGATTAAATCAATCCATACTGATCAAAGGTCCTAGTGAAACTCCGTCATTTGGTAATTGGACTGAAGATGGTTTCACGATAACCATGTGGGTAAGGTTTTTGAATACAACCGGTGGTGGTAGTCTGTTCACCTATGGTAATCCCATGATGAGAACAAAATCCAGCTTTAGATTAGAGACCATGACGGTTCAAGAGGGTGATAATGTCAAAGATGATACCACCTATGATAAAGCAAGAAGGGTGATTCGATTGGTGGTATGGGAGGATCGAAGAGAAGATCCTTGGTGGCAAGAAAAAATTTCTACGGGACAGATGGATTGGGATGCTCCATGGGAAAGAAGAGCAGGATATTTATATGAAAGTGCAGTGCCTTTTGATAACTCCATCAATCCAGATGGTCGTGAATCTAAACTACCATCCTTTCATAGTCAGATGCCTTCTAGTGATATTCCAGATAGAAAATATTATTTTTTAAATTACACAAATATTCCAACTGATGATTTAGAGGAATGGTTCTTTGTGTGTGCTACATATGATCCGAGCATAAAAGAAATACCATCTTTTGGTGCAGATTTTCCAAACTATTACGGTGGATTTGACTTTCACCTATCAAATCCAAATGATGATTTAAAACCAGGCACTTTACAATTTACAAATAGTAATAGTCACCGTAAGGATGAACTATTTTGGTTAGGTCATAAGGACGTTGGTTCTACCGGATTAACATCTAAGTCCAGTGTAGGAAACAGATGTAAAGTGGAGATAATAAGTCGAAGTGATTTATTAAGAGCTCGTGGTTATAGGATATAGATATGTCAGATATCATCATAGAAGGCAAAAATCTAAGTGATATAAACCAAAGCAACTTTCAAACCGTTGGTGTTCGTAGTGCTCTTTATTTCGATACAAATTATACTGCAAATGAATCACTTAGTGTTGATGAAGATGTTTTTAAACATGATACAATAGATGTACACTTAGCAAGATTAAGTCCTGATCCAATTAAAGATTTATTACCAACTAAATTAATAGAGGTTGCTACTATAGAACCATGGCAAGGTAGATTACATTTCGATAGAGACTTCAGTTATGATTCAGCAGCTCCTACTGAGGGTCCATATCTTGGTCTTTTTGAAGGTGTTAACAATTTTATACCTAATTGGCAACCTTTTAATAGTGGTAGACCAAGTGGTAATCCAGCTAATCCTACTAGTAAATTTTATTACCCATATTTTTATACAGGTAACTTGTACGAAGTGGATTTTCAAAATGAAAAACTTACAAGGCTTGTGGTCAACAATTTATATGCTAGAATACCAAATAATATAGGCTTTGGGGTAGAGGAAAGGGAATCAACATCTACATATGTCGTAAAGGATGATAGGTTTCCATT